TGACGACGACGAGTCGCAGCCGCCACTGTGGATTCTAACGCTCGACTATGACACGGTCTTCGAGCAGGATGCTGTACCCAGGCTGCTGACCTACGCAACAGCTGGCGAGTATGACTTTGTCGCTGCTGTGCAGATGAAGCGACGTGTCAGTGAGCCGCTATTCACGATGGTTGGCGAGAAGGGTGAGCGGCTGTCTGAGGTAAGCCGCGGAAAGCTGCTGTACCACAACGTCTTGCCGGTCAACACCGCTCATTTTGGGCTGACGCCGCTAAAGGCATCTTCGCTCAAGAAGGTGCCGCGGCCTTGGTTTAAAGGGACGCCAAACGAGCAGGGGAATTGGGGTGAAGGCAGGGTAGACCCGGACATTCACTTTTGGGCTCAGGCCAAGAGCGCAGGACTCAAGGCCGGCATTTGCACACGAGTCTCTGTTGGCCACCTTGAGTGCTACATCAAGTGGCCAGACAAAGGCATGGCGCAGACGCTTCAGCATCCTGGCGAGTTCTGGGATAAGAACGGCCGACCACCGGAGGAATGCTGGTCATGAGAGTTCGTTTTCTGCGGCACTACCAAACGTACCGACGCGGCCAGGTCTACGAGTTTGGCGACGGCGTGGCTCGAAGCATGGTGCAGATGGGCATCGTCGAACCGGCTCCGCAGACGCTATTCGAGCAGGCGATCGTTCGCCACGAGGCAGAGCAAGCCACCGCACCCATCCAGCAGCCAGCTAAGAAGGCTAGCAAGCGACGTGCGGCCCGGAGGCAGAGCTCATGACTCTTTACGGCTGGCAGTACAATCGGGCCACCTCGAGGTCATATCGCTCTCTTGTGGTGGCTACTGAGCCGACCACCGATGCCCGGCCTGTCACTGTTGCCGAGGGTAAGGAGCACCTGCGGATCGTAGACTTCACCGATGACGATGACTACATCGCCGGCCTAATCGACGCGGCCAGGAAATGGTGTGAGGACTACTGCGAGCGAACGTTCGCGGATTGCCAGTACACGGTGGCCTTCGATGACTTCCAGGCTGTCCGCATCGAGCTTCCGCGCCCGCCGCTGCGGCTAAATGCCTCGAGCTCGGAGGCCACCGTCTCTATCGCGTATGTCGACACGGGCGGCACCACGCAGACGCTGACCTGGGCCGAGAGCGGCACGCAAGATTTCCGCGTCGACAAAGACTTTGCACCCGGTCTCGCCTACCCGCTCTATCTGGAGACGTGGCCCAGCACTCGTATCGACGACAAGGCGGTCCAAATCACGTACCTCGCGGGATATGGCAGCGTAGCTTCAGTGCCGCAGGCGGCAAAGCACGCAATTAAGATGCTGGTTTCGCATTGGTACACCAATCGCGAGGCGGTCGATCGCAGCGGAAACAAAGATGTGCCGCTGGGCGTCTATGACCTGCTCGCACCTCTGGCATGGAGGAAATACGCATGAGCGTGGAAGGCAGCATTTCTGTTGCAGTCGACTTTAACGACACGTACGAAGAGACTGCCGTAGATGTACTGAAAAAGGTTCGCCTTGAGTCGCAAGACGCATACACCACGGGAAAAGTGGCAATCGTTTCGGGCACATGCTCGACAACGGCAACAGTTATCAACGCCTTGGCACCAGGCTACATAGGTCCAAATGGCGAGGCAGTCACGTTTTCCGCCGTGTCTCGCATCGGGTTCATTGCAAACGCGCGAGCAAACGTCACTGGAACTGGCGCGCTTAATTCATTGAAGTTGTCGTCACAAAATAACCGCTTAGCTATTAGTGAAATCCCCGAGGGAACAACCGGAGGCGGTGGAGGTCCGACATATGACCTTTATGTCGCAAGAAGCTTAGGCTTGTTTGAATCAGGGACAGCCTCTTATACGGTATTCATCTATGGGACATGACCGAATGTCGTCATACATCCTTGCGATCTACGGTGAATGATGAACACGGGCCAGCTCGACACGAAAGCGGTCATCCAGCAGCCTGTCGAGGCCCGCAACAGCCTCGGTGAGTACACGCTGACGTGGAGCGATTGGGCAACCCGATATATCGCAATCCTGCCACTGAGCGGCGTCGAGTCGATCAACGCCCTGGCCGTCGAGGCTACGGTGACGCATCGCATTCGCATGCGATACACCCAAGGACTGCAGCCAAAGTTTCGCATCATTGCTGAGGGTAGAACCTTTGAGATCATCAGCGTGCTCGAGAAAGGCCGCCGAGTCGAGCACGAGCTGCTGGTCACGGAGGTTGTTGACTGATGGCATTCCAAATCGGTGCTGACATCGAGGGCGTCGAAAGCATTCTGGCTGGATTTAAGCAGTTGTCGATCGGATTGCAGAAAAAGTACCTCGGTGCTGCCGTTGGTGCCGCTGCCAAGAGCGAGCTTGCCAGCTTAAAGGCCGCGACGCCTCGAGGTCCCAACGGAAACTTGCGCAGGTCTGTTGGCGTGAAGGTCGAAAAGACCATCGTAAAGCCGTGGGAGATGACGAGTGCAGGCAAGGGCGGCAAGGCTGTTGCTCGCATTGGCTATCGACGCGGAAAGACCCAGAAGGGGAAGCAGTACGGCGGAAATGCAGCCTGGTGGGTCGAGGAAGGCGTTAAGGAAAGGACGCCAAACGGTCGAGCGTTCAGGATTGCACTCAACAGCACACGCAAATACGCGTACCTCAAGCCGTTGGCAGTGCAAACCTTGTCTGGGAATGCTGTATTTCTTAGACGCCTGCGTGCCGTAAGAGGAAAGGGCATGTTTGCGAGTTGGGCGTCATCGGCTCTGCCAACTATTGAACGGCGGCTTAAAAGTAGCCTTGGCGGATTCTTGAACAAAGCCAGGGACGAAGCAGCAAGACAAGCCGCTAGGCGATCAGGGGGCCGAAAATGATCCACATTGACCAGGCGGTGGTCGGCTTGATTACGGCGGCCCCTGAAGTCGCCTTGGTGGTGGCAAACAGGATCTACGCTTCTCAGCATCCACAGGGTGGCTCGCTGCCGGCGATTGTGTACGCCAGGGAAATCAACACACGAGCTGGATTTGTCAGCCTGGACAACACAGCACCATACGCGAGAGCGACCTACACGATTACAGCTCTTGCAGAAACCTATCTAGAGTGCCGCAACCTTGCGCGAGCGATTAGGCGAGCACTAGAATACAACCAAACCACGGATATTCGATTGGTTCGTGTGACTGAAGAGTCAGACACGATCGAGGCTCCGCCTGCTGGCGATCAAATGCCAGTGCATCGAACAGATTTGACGATCGAAGTAACGCACGTTGAACCCTAGCACGCAAGGAGGCGTGAAATGGCTCGAGATATTGCAGACGGCGCGACGGTCTCTTTTGGAAGTGTCTTTACGTCATTGAAGCTTGCGAGCATCTCGCACAGTGGCTTTACGCGTAGCACTGTTGACGCCTCTGCTCTCGACACTGCCGGCGGAAAAACCTTCCTTGCGTCGAGCATGTATGACCCAGGCGAGCTGAGCTGCGAAGTTCATTTTGACCCGTCGCTTAAGGCTACGATTGCCGGTGCTATGACAAACGACAGCACGGCGCAGGCACTCACCATCACGTATCCAAACGGTGGTACGGCCACTACGGCCTGGTCGGCGTACGGTTATTTAACGGGTTTTGACGTTACCGCCACCAAAGAAGAACTGATGACCGCAACCGCTACGGTCAAGTTGTCTGGCAGTATTGGCTAGTGCTAGGAGGGCGCGATGGCACTCACAAGAGATCAGATTAAGGCAAAGCGAGGCGTAATGCCTCGCGAGCCTTTGTTGGTCCCAGAGCTGGGCGATGAGCCGCTGTACATCTCGAAACTTTCGGCAGCTGGCCGAGACAAGTTTGAGCAGATGGTGACAGGCGGCAAATCCGGATCTGTGAACCTTAACAACATCCGTGCGAGGTTTTGCACGTTGGTTTGCGTTGACGAAAAAGGCGCACCCTTGTTTGAAGAGTCTGATGCAGAATGGCTTGGCGAACTTGACACAGGCATCGTGCAGCAGATTGTGGAAAAGGGGTTTGCTATTAACGGCATCAACACTGATGCAGTGGAGGACGCAGCAAAAAACTAGAACGCCAGCCGATCCGGCGATTCCTGTTTCGGCTGGCTCTAGCGATTGGCACGTGGGATGTCGATGAGCTTGCTGAGAGCATGCCTATCGATCTCCTTTATGAATGGCTGGCGTTTTACGAACTTGAGCCGTTTGGCGATGAGTGGCTTCGACATGCCGTCCAGATGTGCCAGTTCTACAACGCACACCGAGGGAAAAACCAA